TTGGTGGTCTGGCAAAGTCTGATCTGGAAATGGAAAAGTTTGCAACGCAGATGTGGATATCTAAAGATGTGGCTACCGAGATCAACAGCACGTTGAAAGCAATGAACGCTACGATGCAAGACTTATATCTAAGTCCAGAACTGCTCCGCAACTTTCAACAACTTCGCGCTACCATCCATGACATGAAGCCACCGCCGGAATTTCAGAACCAAATGAAGTTTGTAAGGTCGATTCAGTTGGAGTTTCAGCGCATGCGCCTAGAAGCAACGTATGCACTCCAATGGATCGGCTTTTATTTGTTCAAGTATTTGGAAGGGCCAATTCGAAACATCAAAAGTGGCATGAATGGGTTTAATGACGCCATCACCAAAAACATGCCCAGGTGGACAAAAAGTGTAGCACAGTTTTTGAGCTGGTTGGGACGCTTAGGTGTAGCTGCGCTTAAAGGTGGCAGGGATTTGCTCGAGTTGTTCGGTAAGCTTGGCGACCACATACCGACTCGACTTAAGGCTATTGGTGCAGCTTTGCTGGCTCTGGGCTTGATTTTAAAAACAGGTCCAATCGGAGTGATATTCGCTCTGCTTAGCGGAGTTTTGCTTCTTCTCGATGACTTTTACACCTACTTGGAGGGCGGAGAAAGTGCATTTGGCCCGTTATGGAAGAAACTCCAGGACTTTTTCAAGCTACTCAAGGATACGGGTGTCATAGATCGACTAAGAGAATCTTTTGCGCGTTTCTTCCGAACGCTCGATACATGGGTGGATCGGGCGATAGGTTGGCTTCAAGAATTGTTCAACAAGGCACAAGAACGCGGTTATCTCGATGCAATAGAAAAAGCATGGACGTCTACCTTCGGATTGCTCTTTGATATTATCAGCGGCTTATGGAGTTGGATAACCTCCTTCTTCGATGATTTGAACGATGATAACGTTCTTTCCGGTTTAATCGACTCAATCATTGACTTAAACACGACGGTGTGGGAAACGATTGGTTGGGTTGCCGATCTTGTTTCAGAGTTCCTGAGGATGGATCAAGTTAAACCAGTTTTAGAAGGAATTGGAAACTTTATTTCTGGCACCCTGAGATTTGCGCTGGAAGGTGTCAAAAACACACTTGATAGCATCACGACCAGTTTGAAAGTCGCAAAAGCATGGTTATCCGGCGATGATGTAGGTCTTGAGCAGGCGCTAGCGGATATGAATGAGTTGCGCAAAAGAGAAAGTGACTTTTCTGAGCATTATTCGGGTAAAATTAAAGACTTTTTCTCTTTTATGTTCACGGACTCTAGCACCGGGAATCCGTTTGTTAGCGGTGCAACGGACAAAGATACGGATAGGCTGAACGCAAGTGTCAATAACCTGCCGAGAGGACTGGAGCCAGCCTTCAAAAAAGCTTTGAACGAGTCAGAGCTGATAAAAGGTTTGCGCAACTACAACCAAGATATCAAGTCGGGGCTTAACCTCTTGGCCGGAGCCATCAATCCAGAGGTATTTGAGCGGTACCAGGGACTGTCCACGGGTTCGTACTCAGGTAGCTACCTGTACTCGACGAATACAAGTCAAACTATTATTCGCAACGAAAACAACCCAGTCTTTAATATCAGCAGCACAGAACCAAAAGCAGTTGCACAAGAGGTTAACCGCGAATGGTCGAACTGGTCAGGTATGAACATCCGGAACTTACGCTCTATCTACGGCTGATGGAAAGGAGTGTACATGTATGTCGTTTAACCCCATACTTGACTTGAATTCGCAACCCATCGCTTCGCTTGTATATATCAAGACGAACATCGGGGGGTACTTTTTCGATGCCTTTCTGCGCTCTACGCACACCAGTAGGCTGAATATCACGCAGCATCCGGTCCAAGTCGGAGCTGCGTTGACTGACCATGCTTTCTTGCAACCAGCAGAGCTGACCATGGAGATCGGCATGTCTGATACAGCCACAAGTCTAGTGCCTGGGCAGTTCAACGGGGGCTGGAGTCGATCTGTACAAGCGTTTAAAGTGTTAAAAGAGCTTCAAGCGCTCCGCGTGCCCCTTCAAGTGCATTCCAGGCTCGGCCTCTATCAAAATATGCTGATCGAAGAGATAACAGCTCCAGATGACTACACAACGCTTTACGGACTGCGCTGTACAGTCATGCTTAGAGAGATCATGGTTGCGCAGGTGCGAACAGTGAAAATCAGCGCCAAACCAGCGGTGACGGATAAGGCGAAAAAAGGAAAACTAGAGCCTCAGGATAACGTTTCTGTCATCGAGCAAGCTAGACGCAAGATTACGGGAGGGTAAAGGTATGTCAACTGTAGTTCTTCCCGTTACGCCGGGAACAAATCAAACGTTCACTTGCACATTGCCCGTCAACGAAAAAAATATAACGTTAGACTTTTCGTTGACGTACAATGCTCCAGGCGGCTACTGGTTCATGTCGATTACCGACCATGTCACAGGAACGTTATTGATCGACTCACTTCCGCTATTGCCTGCTGACTACCCGGCTGCCGACTTGCTGAAGCAATACAGCTATCTTGGCATCGGAAGCGCCGTGATCGTCTCTGCTAACGGCAAGGATACAGTACCTACATTCGAGTCATTAGGAAATGAACACATGATCGTATGGAGCGATAACATTGCATAATTTTTTATTATATCGACAAATTACGACAACATAAAACGGACAAACGTGATATTCTATCACCATCAAAAAAACGGCGGTAGATAAGGATGAAGCATTGCAAATATTGTCAAAGAAAAGTGTCTCCTATATACAAAAGGAGCAAATTCAGCTTTATGATTTTTATTTTTTCTTGGCTGGTTTTTATCACGATTCCGTATCTGCTATTTTGGCTTTTTTACAGACCTGCACGATGCCCAATCTGCAACGCTAAAGTATAAGTTAAGGGAGTTGAGTTGATGAAAAAAACTATCGCTAGTTTGTTTGTTTCTTTGATGATTACGTTTTTTGTTGTTGTTCCGGCTCATGCAAATACTAACGGACAATTGTCGCCACAGATTAAGGAAGAGATTACCAAAAATGTGAAAAGTCTCAACCAACTTCTTGACTATCTGCATGGTAAAGGCATTTTTAAAACGATGGATGACCTTCGCGCGGTAATGGAGCAAAATAAGCCTCTGTTCAAGAAGTATAAACCACAAATGGTTGACTACGGCTTTACAACCAGGATGTATGCGGAAATCTTTCGGGAGATAGATGACTACGGGATTGAGTTCGTTGGCTCCGAACATGGGAAAAAAGAACTTCAACGCTGGGGGATACCCATCACGATAAGTAATACAAGTAATGAGCCGATTCAAGTGTCAAAAGAAACATTCCTGCTGGTTCCACGTTATATCCCACAAGGTCAGGAGTTATATACGATCGGTATCGCAGCGGAAGCGATTGCGGACCCGCAAACTTTAAACTACTTAGACGAGGTTACGGTTGAAGCGCAGAAAGAGAGAAATCTTAGAATTTACTTTTACGCTCCGATCATTACGCAGGTAGACTTTGTGAATCTAAGAGTGTACGACGGAAAAGACCACGTGGATATCAATATCACGAAAAAATGAATATTTCGATTGCCCAGGCGCTCCTGATAGGGGCGTTTTTCTTTTTACCTCAACAGATGGAGGCGAAAACTGTGGCGGAAAACATAAAAAACATTGCCGTATATGAGGCGCAGTACCAAGGTGTAGATGCTGCGATTGTCTTGGCTACACTTGAGGCTGAAACGAATTTCACCAACAAAACCGGAGACAACGGCAACGCATTGGGACCGGGTCAGGTCTGGCCGCGGTGGCATAACGACGCCTTCATCACACAGGCCAACCGATTCCGCTTGCGTTGGCCTGAGTCGCACCAGGAACGAACGAACTTGGTTCTGAGTAACGACCACTTTGCTACGGCGGTTGCGACGATGGTCATCGCTCGGACATGGAAAGCAGTAAACGGTGACTTTCGCGAATTTTCTAAGAAGTATGTCGGGCCGAAAATATCCGACTCCGACTACCAGCGCCGACTAAACATCTATCTGAAGTACACAAAAGGTACGGCTGCTGCATCTGCGGCAGCCGCGGCATATACACCAGGACAACCAACTGTCGGTCAGTCAAGCGAAGCATCACCAGGATTTGGTCCCATCAACGACGTAGTTCTACCATCCACAAACTACGGCGTTGTCGCCAACAGTCAACGAAATGGAAATGTTTTATATGGTCGCAGATATCGGGTGCTGGTGTCAAACGGAAAAGGCACGGCTCTTGACGTTTCCGATCTACGTTGTACCTTCGAAGTCTACAAGACCATGATGCAGCCGCAGTTCTCGACAGTGACCATATATAACTTAAATGCAGAGACGGAAAACCAGATCGTCAACGAAGGAGATACCGTCATTGTCGAAGCTGGATATGAAGGTGAGCAGTACGGCTTCATTTTTCAAGGCGACGTCGTGCAACCGATACGCGGTAAAGAGGATGGCGTGACGTATAAGCTGACGCTAAACTCAATTGATAGTGACCGGGCACTAAACTTTGGTTTTGTGGCTTTTTCGGCAACAAAAGGGCAAACCGCTCGCGACATCACCACCAACGTAACAAGCAGGGCGAAAGTACCGATGAGCACAGGCTTTATCTCTAGTGGTCTATCACAAGCAAAATTGACACGTGGTAAAGTGGTTTTTGGTAAGGCGCAAGACTACCTAAGACAGCTCGCGCAATCTAACGCCGCCACCTTTTACATGGAAGATGGAAAAGTGAACATCGTCAAAGCGACAGATTATCCACCAAACGAGATCGTGGACTTAGCACCTGAGTCTGGACTGGTCGGAACTCCGATGCAAACAGACTATGGCGTGACTTTCAAGTGTCTGCTAAACCCAAGACTAAGGCTAAACTCTTTGGTTAGGATCAATAACAGTCTCATTCAAGCGCAAACCTTCCAGTTCGGACAGATGCCGAGGAGTCTTGATGCAGAAGGTATATACCGCATCATCGAGTTACGGCACATTGGAGATACGCGCGGAGACAACTGGTACACAGAGTGTACAGCGGTATCGCAGGCGGGCGGAGTGGTACCGGGACTCCTCACTTCGCCAACGGCCAATCCATGGGGGTGACAAGATGGCTGTACCGTTTAACGAACGTTTGCGCAATGCAGAGATCGAGTTTTACAACATGTTGATAGATCGCGTGTCCAGTCAACTCAGGGTGAGCATACCGGGCATAATCCAAGAGTTTGACCCAGCAACACAAACCGCAACTGTCCAAGTAGCACTGCGCGAACATGTACGTCAAGAGACCCTAGAGTATGCGTGGACAGAGATACCTCTACTTCTCGATGTGCCTGTCATCTTTCCGCGCGGTGGAGGTTATGTCCTCACGTTTCCGGTCAAAAAAGGCGATGAGTGTCTGGTTGTTTTTTCGGACATGTGCATAGATGCCTGGTTTTCTAATGGCGGCGTCCAAAATCAAATCGAGAAGCGCCGCCACGATCTCTCAGACGCCATTGCGATACCTGGACTGTGGAGTCAGCCGAGACGATACGAAAAGTATTCAACGAAACACGTCGAGCTGCGCAACGATGATCGGTCCGCGTTCATCCGCATCAAAGACGATAAGTCGGTTGATATCGTCTCGCCAACAATACGCATAAACGGTCGGAATATCACTACACAAGAAGACTACGACAACTGGATAAATAGCGGGGGTGAGGTTGACTCGTGAAATACAGACCCCTCGACAATACTGGCGACTACACAATGGGGCGACCGTATCTCGTGGATGCGATAGCTGTTGGTCAAGCGATTAAGACGAGGTTGCTTCTCTTGCAAGGCGAGTGGTGGGAACAACAAGACGATGGACTTCCTCTCTTCCAAAACATACTTGGAACCACCGGAAATCCGCGAGAGTTACAACAAGTTGACCTCCTTGTCCAAGAAAGAATACTGGGTACGCCCAATGTTTCACGGATACTGGAGTTTCAAAGTTCGTACGAAAGCAGGACGTACTCTTTTAGGTGTATCGTAGAAACTTCGTTCGGAACAACAGTGCCAGTTTCTGATACTTTCCAAGGAAGGTGAGACTATGGCTTATGTGCCACCATATATCAACGAGAGTGGTTTCGTTATGCCAACCTATCAAGATATTCGCGACGACCTAATTGCCACGGCAAAAGGCATTTTTGGACAAGATATCTACTTAGGTAATGATAGTCAAGACTATCAGTTTATCTCAGCGATATCAAACAAAATATATGACACGCTTTTGGTATGCCAAATGGTATATAACAGCCGTGGACCTTCGACCGCAGTAGGAACGGGATTAGACGTAATCGTCGGAGTGAACGGAATCACGCGTCATCCACAAACAGCATCAACAGCATCCGTCGTACTAACAGGTACGCCAGGAGCAACGGTCACAAATGGAATTGCATCCGATACTAACGGCATGAAGTGGAGTTTGCTGTCACCTCTGACGTTTGACTCAAACGGAACGGTTAGTACGATTGCCACATGTCAGATGCTTGGCGCTGTTTACGCAGCTCCGCATACCATTGTAAATATCGAAACACCTACACTTGGATGGACCAGTGTAACAAACCCGGAAGCGGCTGTGCCGGGAACAGATACAGAAAGCGATGCTCAACTGCGCACCAGGCAGGCGAAAAGTACAGCGACCCCAAGCCGAACGGTTTTGGAGGGCATAGAAGGTGCGGTCGCGGCGGTTAACGGCGTCGCGAGGTACAAAGTGTATGAAAATGATACGAGCTTAACAAATGAGTTTGGTCATCCTCCACATTCTATCACCGCAGTTGTGGAAGGTGGTGCCGACCAAGATATTGCGCGAAGTATTTTTCAACGCAAAACACCAGGATGCTACACGAACGGGACTACTGAAGTAGATGTATCGGATATTTACGGCCAGATCACGACCATTCGCTTTTATCGTCCTACTTATGTAGATATCGAAGTGGTAGTGACGGTAAAAAAACTGGTTGGCTATACCAGTCAAACTACAGATGATATCAAAACTTATGTAGCTGATTATATAAACAGTCTCTTCTTGGGCGCTGAACTGACCGTTTCCAGCTTGTGGGGCGCAGCTTTGCAAGCGAACAGAGTGCCGACAAACCCGTATTTTTCGATCACATCCTTAACGGCAGCCAAGGCGGGAGATGCACAGGTAACCGCAGACATTCCTTTGCTGTTTAATGAGGCAGCAAGAGGCTCAGAAGCAAACATCACAGTTAATTTTGTGTGATTGGAGGTGAGTATGTGGCGATCGATCCATATTTGAATCTAATCACTTCCGAACATTACAACAAGCCAAAATTCATGAGTTGGTTGTCTGCTGTACTTCAAAAAATCGATGATGCAACAAATGCTGCAAACAGTATTCCGAGTGCATTTGATGTTAACAATGCGGTCGGGGTTCAATTGGACACAACCGGCGAGTTAATCGGCAGGACGAGATTTCTACCGTTTCAACTAACTGATGGTTCATCTCCTGTTTTGGATGATGCCAACTATCGCATTGCACTTAAAGCCAAGATCGCACAGAACCAGTGGGACGGAACCATACCCCAGATTTACGAAACATGGGATCAACTATTTCCTGGTGCCCAATTGATCATCAAAGACAATCAGGATATGACAATGGAGGGAATCATTCGAGGGGATCTTGGACTGCAAAGCGTCGAACTCATCACAGTAGGCTACATTATCCCTAAACCATCTGGCGTTCGATTAAATGTAAAGTGGGAAACCGATCTTACACGACGGGATTACATCGGTATGATGGTGACTATGAGAGACACAACGCAACTAACTTTTCCCGATCCGGGAACATAAAAGGAGGGATAAGCCTTGGCACAGTATAGCACGATGGTCATTACAGAGTTAGGAAAGATTCTGTACGCCAAAGCACAAACCGGCAAACCGTTGGTTTACACAAAAATGCAAATCGGCTCAGGTCAGGTCAGCGGAGATCCAAGCAACCTAACAAACCTTGTTCAACCAGTTGGCGATCCATTCCCCATCAGTTCCTTTGCTGTAAACGGAGACACGGCCCAAATCAAGGCGGTATTCGAGAACACAAACATAACCCAGATCGCATACACCTGTGAACTGGGTATTTTTGCGAATGATCCGGACTATGGAGAAATCCTTTACGCCTATGCGAATGCAGGATCAAACGGTGATTATATACCGCCAATCGCAGCTGGACCGTATTCTCGTGAGTTTCAGATCAATGTGGCAATTGGAAAAGCGACGTCGGTGACCGCGACCATTCCCCCGGCGGCGTATGTTACTGTTTCAGACTTCAATGCACACGTAAATAACACCAACATCCACATACCGCGTTCAGAATTCCAATCCGCGATCAATAATTTGCAAAACCAAATTGACACGATCAAAGCGACGTTCCCGGATAGCTTCAATCACAATTTGTTTGACGATGGCCTGGAGACGATCGATGACATTGCACTGACGAACGGATACTACAATGCTGAGTACTCTCGAATTGAAGTGTAAAGAAGTGAGGCTGCATATATCGCGGTCTTTTTTTATTTGCGCCAAACAGGAAATACAGGGGGTTGTAAATATGAGGAAACCTGCCGATAACGGCCATTTACGATAGGAAAGGGGGAGGAACATGCCGAGTATTACGTTAACGAAAACAAATTCAGTTGCAGTTGATACAAACATCGCCCAAAACAGCCCGACAAGCCCGTTCGGAAGTAGCACTACGATTTCGGTAGGTCAGTTTGGTACTGCGAACAGTGTATACAGAGGTCTATTCAAATTTGACTTAGGATTAGTCCCAAACGACGCGATAATTAACAGCGCAACCTTGACGCTTTACAAAGAGGGCGGCGCTAACAACATCCCAATTAACGTCCACAAAGTCACCTCAATTTGGGATAATAATACGACATGGAACACGGCTCCCTCTTTTGACTCTACAGTCTACGGAAGCGTAACGCCCGCAACAAATGGCGCTATGAATATAGATGTCAAGTCATTGGTTCAGGAATGGGTCAATGGCTCTGCGATTAACCACGGGTTTCTGTTAAAAGCGGCGGATGAAATTCCTAATAACACCAATGTGACCATCACATCTTTAGAAGGTGCCACATCTGCCAACCGACCGCAACTCACCATCGACTACACAATCCCATCAACAGGGAAAAAGCAGGTTGAGTTCATAGGAACTGGTGGCGTTGTCAACGTAGCAACGGCAACTAACATCACACTTCCACTTCCTTCTGGATACCAACAAGGGGATTTGCTCATTGTCCATATCGCAACGAGTGGAACAATGGGTGCAACTCCGGCAGGATGGACGAAACTGGGCGATGACTTTTCAAACGGGAATAGGTATGTCGTTTATTATAAATTCGCATCTGCATCAGAGACCGCGCCTGTTTTCACCAACTCAGCCGGATACGTGAACTGGCTTGCTTATATGTCTTGTTATAGGAATGTTAAACAACTAGACGTAAGCCAAGTTACGGCATTAGGCGCGGCACAAACGGCAATTTCTCCACCTAATACAACAACGACATATGATAAAACAGTGTTCTTATTGTTGAACGGTGCGTTTGGTGTTGTAACTGGTACACAACCTCTTAGTTACAAGGAAGTTATCGACACAAATGGCAGCGGCTATTGGTTAGAATCATCTTTTCGGTACATGTATTCGGATAAAGATCAACTAGCAAGCGAAATGACCACAAATTTCGGCGTAAGCGCGTATGGTGTATCTCGTTCGCT